CTTTGCTGTTTTATTCTTGCAGTACTGGCAGCAGAATCGCTGTGCGCATGTTTCGCAATTGCGGCACATATCCAGTAGATATTGTTTTTCTTGTTTGAGTACATCAACCTTGTATTGCAGGTCGGAAATGACATTTTTTATAGTTTCTTCCATAATAAAAATGGTATTAGAATGAGATTTGTATTTTGTAGAAGAAAACAACTTCGGATTCGTTATTGTTTAACCGTAATTGACATTTCTCTTTTCTTCAATTTGTTTTTCAAGGAATTTAACTTTCTCTTTTAATAGTGATATAGTATCGTGCTGGTCGTCTATTACCTTTTTATACCAAGCTTCATCAAAATCATTTGCTTTAATAGAATCGCTAGTCTCGTTTAACATCATGGAACCTGTACCACGAAGCAGCCATTCAGCACTTATCTCAGGAAAAGCGTTGAGTATGGCTTCTATTATTTCTAAACTAAGTTTGCGCTTGCCTAACATATAATAATTAAGCGTCTTTTGATTTACTCCAATTTTTATAGAGAAATCTCTTTCCGATTTTGCCATTTCGGAGATCATCATTTTAATTCTGTTTATTATTTCCATATTACTACAATTGTTCTTATATTTGCACTATGATTATTAATCCTTAAACTTGTATCGTTATGAATAGTCTATTTTATTACATGGATGATTTTATCTATTATTACGCATGGTTTTCAATTGTTGTAGGTATTCTGTTTATTCCTGTCAAAAGTATCTATAATGCTTTTTGTTTTTCCAAAAAGGAACATTTGGAAAGGAGCCTAAACAATTACCATCCAATAAAGTCGATATTGAAAAGTCTGATTTTTCTATATTTCCTTCATTTTATAACACAAAATAAAGAAGATATAGAGCAATTAAAACAACGGATAGATATTGTAGAATCAACTCAATTACTTTCTTCGGAATCCATCCAAAAGACTGATTCAGATACTCTTTCATCCATCCCATCTTTAAATCAATAAGCTCTTTTTCTCCGGTTTTTGTCAGAACCAGATTCTTGTTGAGGAAGGACTTTTCTAAAGTTCTTCCTTCTTTTGTCTTAAATACGGTTCCATCATCGGTTACAGCTTTTCTATCTCTAGCCTTATATACTTCATCTGTGTAATGGGTATAATATGGCAAAAGCCGTTTGTACATTTTTCGTTCAATCCATGATAGATGCTTGCTTTTTTTCTTAACCTCTAGCAGGCAGAACAATGAAGCCTCTTTCTTTTTCATACGTAATGGTTAAATAATGTTTTATATAGAACATTTGTGGTTGATATGGTTTTTATATCTACAAATGTTCTTATATTTGCATTGTGATTATAAATCATAATCACATGAGCGATGATTAATTTTCAAATATAGATAAACGATATGGAAACAGCAAACATGAAATGTAGAATTTGGCTTCCCTATGGGAAGAAGGCTAAACTGGCTTCTTATTTCGGTGTCAGTAGTGAAACTGTGAGAAAAGCATTGGCTTTTGAATGTGGGGACAATGACTTTCATGAGACGATACGTAAAGAGGCGATAAAGAATTATGGTGGGCAGAAAATATTTATTCCATGCAAGTATGCAGGTTAACCATGATAACTAAAAAGGCAACAGGAGGAATGAATATGAACAGATTATCCAAGCAGTGTATGGTTTTTATAGCGGGTATGATCTCATTCCTGTATGTTCTGGGATTGGTAGGGCATCAGGATTACATCGAGGAGATATTGTATAACATGCCTCAGGAAACTTATGATGTGATTGTACAGAAGCTGGGAAACGTGTCAAGATCGGAGATTGCTGCTGAATATGAGGCGAACAGGGCATTTTATGATAACCTTAACAAATAAATTATGAGACGTGATTTTCAAACATCAAAGGCAGAGGAAGAATTAGGGAACCTTTTTCTTGTTGCCAGGAAGAAGGGCATAACATTTACAAAGAGAGAGGCATCCAGATGGGTCGGAGGTCGGTATGTTCTTGAAAGGCTCGTGGCTGAGAGGAAAATACGGATGGCAAAGCCCGGGGACAGGCAGAACTCGGAATGGAAATGCAATGCGGAGGATGTGTTACGCCACGCATTCAAATATTAAGAATACACTTTAAAACCTTGAACTCATGAGTATAAAAAGAACGTATTGGACCAAACAGGAGATAGATATACTGTGTGCCATGTATTCCAACACAAAGGCTGCCTGTATACAGGATATTCTTACGCGCCACAGCCTCAACTCAATCTATAAAAAGGCGCGTGAACTTATGCTTGATGCGTACTCGTTTCATCTTGAAGAAATACATTATATCCGTTCCATGGCACAGGATATGACGGTGAAGCAATTGTCACAGAAGATGGGATATAGCGAGCGCACTATTTACCGCCGCTTGAAAGCCATGCGTACCAATTCATAAATAGTTCCGTTATGAGCAAATCACCTGAACATGATTTACAGACCCGGTGTGTAATCTGGTTTCATTACCGATTTCCACATCTGAAACCTTTGTTCTTTTCCGTTCCCAACGGAGGATATAGAAACAAGGCTGAGGCAGCGCGTCTTAAGGCGGAAGGTGCTAATGCCGGAGTGTCTGACCTTATATTGCAGCTGCCTGCCGGAAAATGGTCAAGCCTCAACATTGAGATGAAGGCAGGTTCTTCACAAAGGGAAGAACAGAAAAGATATCAGGTATGCGTGCAGGCATCTGGAGGACGCTACGAATTATGTCGTTCCTACGAACAATTTGTTGATCTGGTTACCGAATATATATCACAAGTTGATGGACGGGTACTGGAACGGCTTCGTCAGATACATCTTGAACGCGAGGAGGAGGAAAAGCAGAAAATACGTAAGCAATATCAAAAAAGAATAAGTAAAACATTAAAACCATAAATCATGATTGTAGAAGCAACAGGAAAGGTCATGCAGGTTCTTTCAAAAATAGAAGGGGTTAGCGCGAAGACCGGAAAGGCATGGGAGAAATACACATATCTTATAGAGCAGTCGGGTATGCGCCCTACTTCTCTAGTGGTTTCAGTATTTAACTATGGGGAACACGTAGGAGAGCTCCTTAATATGGGGGATACTGTAAGAATGTCTCTTCGCATAGAGGCGCATTTTGTAAAGGATGGACAGAAATGGTATAATGAGGTTACGGCTTTCAATATTGTATCTTTCCGTTAAAGTTAAAATTAAAACGAAGTATTAATGGGTAAAGTAAAAATCTATATAAGTGGACCGATAGCGCATTATGATCTTCATGAGCGGAAGCATGCTTTTCTCATGGCGAAAGAAAGACTTGAATCACAAGGTTATGATCCTGTGAATCCTTTCGATAACGGTGTTCCTGATAATGCGCATTGGAGAGAGCATATGAGAGCCGATATCGCGATGTTGCTGAAATGTGACGCTATTTTCATGCTGACCGGATGGGAACTGTCTAAGGGATGAAAGCTTGAGCTTGATGTGGCTTCAAGCTGTGGTATAGCCGTTATTATCGAACCTGTTCACCCCTGTGACTATGACGTTAAAAAGAGTGGAGCCGAAACGTGTGTACTGCCGTAATTGTGCCAATAGTTCGGACCATCGGGGCAATTCATGTTTCTGTAGTGCGAAGGGGCACCGCGAATGCGCCTGTAACAAGTACGGACAGATATGTAAGTTCTACAAAAAGATCATATAGAAACTCTAATAATATGGTTTATGGCAACAAGAAACAGATTATACAAGCTTCACTATTTGCTTCGTAAAAAAGGCAATGAGGTGAATGTTAAAGATAGGACAGTATACCGGAGAGCCAAGCTCCTTCCTGCCATAGAGGAGAAATGGATGAAGGAACTGATAGAAAATGGATATATGGTGGGGAACAACCTGTTTGCCCCCCTCTCCAATAATAACTCTTAAACTTAATAGAAATGGCAACACATGGAATGACAATAGCAAAAGCATCTAAGGATGATTTTGAGAAAGTGTATAATCTGCTTTCTCCGATGGAGGAACTCTTCAACAGCAAATGGTGTAATGAAGAAGAATGGACAGAATGGGATGATGGTGATGAGGATAAACAGGAACTTCTTGCTATCCGCAAGGAAATAGCAGAGGATGAATACTGTGAAGAGGATGAGGTGGACAACCGTCTTATTCTATATGAATTTATCAAACGTAGGATGAGACTATGCGGATGTAGCAACTGGCAACGTGTTGTGGTTGCCGCTGAATGTTTGATTGACACTTTTTGCGATCCGCAGGAATCTTGCTTGGCTTGGCGTCCAGATTTGGAGCGTGCGATGGATAATATGATGTTGGGGGAATGATTTTAAAATCATAAGATTTATGAGAATGATAGAAATAAATAAAGAGGTAGAGGTGGAAATTGACCTTGATGATTATTTTGATGAATTTCTAGAGGATGCTGACGACGATGATTTGATTAAGGAGTTGAAGGATAGAGGATACAGTGTCGAAAAACAGGCACTCCCGATAAAAAAAAATGAGTGGGGAGTTAACCACGAGCAAAACAAACGCTTCTTATGTGATTTGCTTGATATAGGATATCATACGAGAAATAATGTTTTAATTGACCTTATAATAAATAACATACGATGAAGCAGAATAACCCCAAGATTATTCCTGGATTTCACTATGAGATAAGCAGGAATGGTGAATTATGGAACATCAACACCGGAAAACTGATAAGACCCGGTTCGGACGGACGCTACCTGCTAAGAAAAGAAAAGCGTATGTATCGGTTTACTTATGGCAGGCTTCTGTATGCGGCTGAACATGGGATATGTCCTGATTTCATAAAAGGGATAGTCATTATGACGGAAGATAACAAACCGGTTCTGACGACACGCGGGGATTATTGCAAGAAAGTTATAATACCTTTCAGACACAGTTCTTCCCAAAGAGATCTGGCCCAACGCTATCGCGAGGCTGTCCGTATAGCCACAGTCATGATAGACTTTTATGAAAAAGGTAATATGGAGGAGATGGTGTCCGCTTTTACCATTTACGAATCAAAGGTCAAAGGCTATATGTATTCAGGAGGATTCACTAACAGTCAGGATGTTATAAAGGAAGCGTGGCAAAGTATCATAACCCGTGTAATATCAGGCGTAAGTGAAAAGAAACTGTTCACAATTGATCCTTACAATTATCTCCGCCGGTGTGTACGCAGCTATTTCAGTGAAAGGAAAAGGGAGCGTATGGCATTGGTCGGGACACCGGAAAGGAGAAAAGGGCAAATAACCTATGATGAGATTATGGAAATGTTATGATTCAAAACGATATAGAAATGAATGAAATTATAATCATTAACGGCTATGAGTATACAAATGATGAATTTGATGCCATAGCGGCATTTGTAGGGAGCGATATTAATTAACTAATAAGGATATGAAAGGAATATTTATGGCATTTTTAGCAAATAAAATGAATCGTGAAATAAAATTCAGAGGTAAGAGCATATACGGTGAAGAATGGTTATATGGCTCTCTTGTTAAGATTGAAGAGGATAGATATGCTATCATCCCGAATTTAAATGATATAGAAATAGGGAAAAGCATCGGCATGTATGAGGTTTATCCCGAAACCGTAGGTAGTTCACTGGAAGAAAGAAAGGAATCAAATGATAATAGCATGGTTTTCTTGCGGTGTAACATCCGCAGTAGCTTGTAAGATAGCACTAAGTCTGTATGATGATGTGCAGATTTACTACATCGAAACAGGTTCTGGGCATCCAGATAATGTCCGATTTATCTCAGATTGCGAGAGATGGTACGGGCAGCCAATTCATACCATTCGCAGCGATAAGTTTTTCAACGTAAAAGATGTACTGATTAAAAAACGGTACATCAATGGTCCTACTGGTGCAGCTTGCACATTCGAACTAAAGAAACAAGTCCGTTACAAGCTGGAGAAGGAACTTGGTTCTTGGGACGGTCAAGTTTGGGGCTTTGATTACGACCCTAAAGAGATAAACCGAGCCATCCGATTAAAACAGCAGTACCCAAACACAAAGCCACTGTTTCCGCTAATTGAAAAGCAGATTACGAAGCCGGATGCGATGGGAATGCTTTGGAAAGCTGGTATTGAAATTCCGGCCATGTACAAGATGGGCTACAATAACAACAACTGCATCGGTTGCGTGAAAGGGGGAATGGGATACTGGAACAAGATACGGAAGGACTTCCCGGAAGTATTTGCTCAAATGGCGCAGATTGAGCGTGATGTTGGAGCTACCTGCCTAAAGGATAAAGACGGTCGTATCTTCCTTGATGAACTACCAACGTGGCGGGGAGACCCAGTAGAAGAGATTATACCGGATTGTTCTCTTATATGCCAAATAGAATTTCAAGAATTACTTGACCGGCAGGTAGAACGAGTATTGAAAGGAGAAATTAGTATTAATGATGTAGTCTGAAAAGCTCAAAACAGGAACAGAAATGAGTCAAATAAAAATAGACATGACCGTATACGACAGTATTGAGACTAAGTTGATGGCTGCGCATCCCGCTTACAGGTCAAAAGATCCAGAGATTAAAAAACTATTGAAACTTCGGAAGAAATTGACTAAAGTTTTGTTTGGGGGAATTGAGCCGAGTACAGACCCTAATTATTTTTGCGAGACTTGTGGATCGCATTCGCACTTAGAGCATCCTGTTACAGCTTTCTGTTTTGTCTGTAATACAGACAATTGGAAAAGAGAAGAATATGCAGATGTAGGACAATGATAACTAACAACCAGGTAGATATGAGTTTTGATCCGTTAAAACGAATATCAGAGAAGGAGGTGAATAATGGATAGCGTACAGACACAAACCATTGCTATAAATGGGGTAAACGAATGTGTGGCATATATTGATTTTTGCGATGGTCAATTATGCGTTTCTGTTGTTGTAGAAGGGAAACAAGCGGATTTTAGCTTTGAACCTGTTACTCTAGGAATGCTTGCCAGTGCTTATAAACTTCATTGTGAGGAATGTAAAAAAAAGAAAGGAGGTTAATTATGGATAACAGAGGACTATCTGATAAAATAATTGATACTGTAAGAGCTATACGAAAAATACCTAGAGAACAAATCAAGAATCCTTTCGAGATACAAGTTATTGTAGTTAAACCTAAAGATTAAGGAGGTTAATTATGGCAATAAAGGTTACTAAAGAAGCTAATAAGAAAAAACCGATTTACTTCCGGCGTTGTGACAGATGTGGATGTGAATTTGAATTTGAGAAATCGGATATACACAGTGAGTTTTTTGACCAGAGAGAAGGATATAATATAATATTTATTCCATGCCCTTCTTGTGGTAGTATTACTGGAGTTAAAGAAAAGATAATACGAAAGGAATCAAAATATCATGAATGCCTTACAATTTAAAAAACTGAAAATCGGAGATCGAATATTAACCTATAATGGTACGTGTACCACAGTGACTGATATTGACCGTATGGCAGGAAAGCTGACCTGTGGCAACGGACAATGGAGGGATTACCATCGTGTGCGTATGGCTGTTGAAACAGATCTGCTGGTTGAACATAAGAGAGTTCAGGATTACGTACCACCTGATACAGTCATTCTTTCTCGTGCCTTGTTGCTTAAATTGGGCTTCTCAAAAGTATGTATTCTTCGCGCTATAGAAAATTGCGGGCCGGATGGCTTTTTGGGAACCTTGCAGGATCTTTTTGTCAGAACGGAATTTATCTCTATCGAATATGTGCGGAATCTTGTTCCGGTAATGATAAGGGAAGGACTGATACAAAGAAAGGTTGTAAAACGTGGCTTGTTCAGGCTGACTATTAATAAATGATTAAATAATATACTCGTATTATGGGACAGGAAAGCAGACGGAAGTCTTTTGTTTTTTATACTGAATGGAAAGAGGTGTTAGTGGATTATCCACCGGAGGTCAGACTTGAAGTGTACGATGCGGTCATTGAATATGCCGAGTCGGGGACATTGTCGGAGCTGAGACCGTTGGCTAAAATGGCATTCTCCTTTATAAAGAAACAGATAGACTCTAATAAAGACAAATACGACGATATTATAGCAAAAAGAAGTGAGGCTGGCAAGAGAGGTATGGCCAGTCGGTATAATAAGGATGTAACAAAAGATAGCAAAAGTAACAAGTGTTATCACAAAGTAACAAATCTAACAAGTGATAACAAAAGTAACAAGGGCTATCAAAGCGTAACAAATCTAACTATAAATGATTATGAGAATGATAATGATGATGTTTTATTTCAAAAAGAAGAAGAAAAAGTTTTTGGTTCTTCCCCCTTGAAACCCTTGCAGGAATTGTTTGATGAGATGAAGCGGAACGATTCCTGGGCGGAAGGCCTCATCATGAACAAACATCATGAGGGATACAAGGCTTTCAATCAGGAAACATTATCGGACTTTCTGGAAGAATTTTTCCGGAAACTTCAGAATGAGAATTGTACAATGGTCAATCCGGGAGACGAATATAGGCATTTCTCCAATTGGCTGAATAAAAAGCTTGAATGTAAATCCGATGAAAGAACCAAAACAGATAAAAGAACTAATGCCCGGACCGGAGGACAGGACTACAATTACGGTCATGAAATCGATCCCCCACACATCATCAAACTGGGAGGACAGGGGAAAGTATAACTTCCGGATGGGAGACGTAAGGATGATGTTGTCCGATGAGGAAATAGAGAAGTTCTGGAAGCACAGGCTGATACTTTCCATGCGGAAAGTTACTCCTGATTTCATGGTGGACGGTTCAAATTGTCAATTGCTAAGCGAGATATACCAATGGGTATGGCATAAGTCAGATGTGCTGTCCGGAAAGAAAGGAATATTGCTCTATGGTCCGGTGGGAAGCGGGAAGACCACCATTTTGAAAGGATTGCAGGTCTATATGGCACTTATCAACAGACTTGTATACGGTTGTCGCCGTTCCGACATCTGTTTTGAGATGCGTTCGGCCACGGAGATAGCCTTACGTTATTCCTCCCAAGGTACGGAGGCGCTTGACAGATGGACAACAAAAGGCATGGCCGGACACCTGATAATTGACGAGATTGGGCGGGAGGAAAATGCAAAGCATTTCGGTACGTCGTGCAATGTCATACAGACCATCTTGCAGATGCGTTACGAACTTCGGCATGAGATGCTTACATTCGGTACGACAAACATCGACATGGAGGATTTGTCGCAGTTTCGCAACCTATACGGAGATTATGTGTTGGACCGTGTCAAGGAGATGTTCAATATTGTTCACCTTGGCGGCAACAGCCGTCGTAAATGGATATAAAATGGAAAAAGAACTAGAAAAACTACAAAGGCAGCTTGCTATGGCGATAAAGGAACGCCGTTACGCCAGAATGGCCGAGCCGCAACGAAAAATTGCGGCCTTGCAGAATGTTCGTGAACATGTGCCGTTGTCATTTCTTCTACCAAAATTTACACCACAGGAGAGGGATAAGGCGCTGGTGTTGATGCATCAGGTATTCGTATTCGCTGACATGCTTTATGGCGCGGCGCTGGAGTTCGAGGAATATCTCAAAGGATTTGATCGTTCCGTAACCCTTCCCGTAGTGGTCAGGGCGAAGAAGGCTGCGGCAGAGTGCCGGGACATAACCCGGTATGTAGACAGTTTCGGTGATGAGCGTATGAGCGCGTTATTCGGAGAAATGTGTGATGAAATAAGCCTCAACGCACAGAATGTTATTTATCGTTATGTCCGCAAGGAAACAAAAAAACAGGAACCATGAGAAAAAAGATGTTATTATGGGTGATAAGACTCATACGGCTCTTCCACAAGGAGGATCAGTTCATACCGCAGTTGCGCTCCGTGCCGGAAGGCAAGGTGCTGCCGAACAGGCTTTACCGTCATTTCGGACGTATACTTGTATCGCGCGCTAATCCGCAGAAAGTAGAGATGCGTTATTATTATGCGGAGATAGATCCGGCTATGTCCGTACGTCCGAAAGATGATGACTGGAAGGAATGTAGCGAGATACATTATAACGAGCTTATGACAAGAAAGGATGCGGTTACGAAATATGAGCAGACCGGAGCACCGTGCGAACATTGCGCATGTCAGATATATGGTCTTCCATGTCATTGTGCTTTTCCAAGGGGAGCCATGACAGGCTATTTCGAACTGTTGCATTGCAACAAACAGTATTCTAATAATCCAACCATTTAAATAAAAAAGACGACAATGAAAATTAATGTATTCAGGACACAGTGCAAGGAAGGTGCGCGTGTCTTTTTTGACGGGGATATCACCTGTACGGGGACAGTAAGGAAGATTTCAAAGGACGGGAGTCGGGCGCTTGTGTGCTTTGACAACGGGGATGTGTCCTGGAAAGAGTATTTCATGATTGATTTTATTGAGGACTAGCCATGGAGAACAAGAGAAAAAATATTCTGATCCATCCGGATCATATAGAGGATCTGGAT